AAAGACTTTGTTCAGCTTCACCGGTTTAAGAATGTTAAGCAATACGATCCGGTTCGCAAGAAGTTTATCACGCATGACGATCCCACTAAATTCTTGTTTGAGCATATCATGAAAGGCGATGCCGGCGACGGCGTTCCCAATATTCTGTCGGATGATGACACGTTTGTTACTGACAAGCGCCAGAAACCCATGACTCAGAAGCGCATCGATGAAGCGTATAATGATTACTTTGGTAAGTCTCTGTCTATTTTCGATCGCAACTTCCTTCGCAATAGGCAACTCATCGACTTAAACTTTATTCCCGATAACATCAAGAATGAAGTATTAAATAAATATGAACAGGAGTCCGGTAAAGACAGAAGTAAACTGTTTAACTACTTCATATCGTATAAGCTTAAAGGCATGATGGAATCAATTGGAGATTTTTAAAAATGACAAAATACAGTGTAGCTGATATTTTAAAGAAGTGCAGTGAGTACAAGAAAAAAGAAGAACGGGTCGAAGCTCTTCGCGTTAACTGCAATGAAGCATGTAAAATCATCTTGCAATACATGTTTCACCCCGATGTAAAGTTTGCTTTGCCTGAAGGTAAACCACCTTTCAAATACTCAGAATTCGAAGAGCATAATATGCTTCACACTGAAGCTAGGCGGCTTTATTTATTTCTTGAAGGTGTTAATTCGGATATGAAACCGGTAAAGAGGGAAAGGCTTTTCCTTGACATTCTTCAATCAGTAAATCCAGAAGACGCCGATCTTTTGATTGCAATGAAAGATAAGAAGAGTCCATTCCCAGGACTTACTAAAGACGTAGCAATAGCAGCCTTTCCGGAGATCTTTCCAAAATGAATAGCTCGGGTGACTTTAAAAAGTTATCTTATAAGAATAAAAAGAAAGATACTCATGTTCAAGAAGAATCTGTATCGTTCAAAGAAGTAAAACAACACTACTACGAAAAATATCGTAGAAACTATGACAATGCTCTTAGGTCAAAGAACCTTTCGCGCATCTTGTCTTATGATGAGGAATAGATGGAAAATATTGGATTCGCTGTCTGCTATACACTTCTCATGATGGCCGTATCAGCTTACTATTATTTTCGAGGTAAAAGAGCAGGTATCGCTGAAGCATGCATGGTCTTTAAAGCTAAAGAACCAAAAGCTTTTATTAGTATGAAAAACAAACTCGCTGAGGACTTAAATGACAGAACAGAAGATTGAAACTACTGGCCCAAGCTTCATCGATGAAGTTTATAAAAATCCAGTCGAAAAAGAAAATAAAAAAATTCTATCTGAATTTGTGATCCAAGATATGATTTCGCAAGGTTTAGATCCTATAAATAAAAATGACATCCAAACTTATTGGGCGTCAAAAGGTATAGGCGAATAAACACTGATGGCAAACTATACATTCTTAGATAAACTAATCAACGAACAGTTTGACATCAGTATGAATATATCTGAGCTGGATAACTATAAAGCTCAAAATCCCCACTTACAGCAGATCATCAAGTGTGCACCCGGTTTAGCCGATCCAACCCGATTAGGACTTAAAAAGCCTGATTCGGGTTTTCGTGATGTTTTACATAGGATCAAGAAAGCTAGTGGTAGGAGTAATAAGATTAACACTTGGTAGAAGGATACCACATGGATAGGCCATCTCGCGCTGAAAGAAGATCACAAAAAGTACAGAGAGTACACGTCAGGCAAGATCAAGAAAAGAAAAACCTTTTAGAGTTAACTACAGTAACACCAAAAACTCACAATCAGGAAAACATTTTCAACGAGTTCTATAACGGAAAGAACTTACTTATCCATGGATTACCGGGAACAGGAAAATCGTTCCTATCAATGTATCTAGCGCTAAACGAACTTGCGCAATACGACGAACTAAAAAGAATAGTTATCATCAGATCAGTCGTACCTTCGCGCGACATGGGTTTCCTTCCCGGATCTATTAAGGAAAAATCAGCAGTATACGAAGCGCCTTATAAAGCCATTTGCCAAGAACTCTATGGCCGCGGCGATGCGTATGAGTTGATGAAAGCTAAAGGAATCATTGAGTTCACCACCTCTTCATTCCTTCGTGGCATCACCATCGATAATTCTATAGTTATAGTAGATGAGTGCCAGAATATGACTTACCACGAACTGTGTACTATTGTTACGCGCATGGGCAAACACTCAAAGATAGTGTTTTGCGGAGACTACAATCAGAGTGACCTAAAGTATGATGACGATAAATCCGGAATCATACACTTCATGAAAATCATTGCTTCGATGAAGCGATATTTTGCAACCATTGAAATGAACGTAGATGACATTGTTAGATCAGGACTCGTTAAAGAGTTCATCATTAGAAAAAACTCGTACGAGAATCCAAGGGTTGTCGTCGTTCCATCCTCTTACCAAAACTCTGGAGATCAGAAAGTCTTTCACTAAGATCGAAACATCGATTAAAAGTGTTGAACTAGAACAAATAAACACCGACACCGGCAGGTTCTATAAGACTCCTGCCGGTCTTTTATACCCATCAGTCACCACTGTGACTGGAGTTCTTGGTCGAGCAAGCATACAAGCTTGGCGAAAGAAAGTCGGTGAGGATGAAGCAAATGCTATCTCACACACTGCTGCTAATCGCGGTACAAGAATCCACCAACTCGCAGAAGACTATATCAATGGCGATGACATCGAAGTGGAAAAGTACTCGATGCAAGATGCTGAGATGTTTGAAAGTCTAAAGCAGGTTTTAGACGAAAAAGTTGATAACGTTAGAATGCAAGAAGTTCGGATGTATTCAGACTATATCAGAATGGCTGGTACCGTTGACATGGTATCCGACTTCGAAGGAAAAAGATGTATCGTTGACTTCAAGACTTCTAGGAAGCTCAAGCGACCATCGGACATTCTTAACTATTATTGTCAAGCTACTGCTTATGCGATTATGTTTGAAGAGATGACTGGGATTGCTGTTCCTAGATTTGCTATCGTGATTGCAGTAGATGGCGAAGGGGTTCAGATCTTTCGTGGAAAAAGAGACGACTACGTAGAATCTCTTTTAACGTTAAGAAAACAGTACGACGATGAAAATAGTTGTTGACATTTATAGATGCTTATGTTATAAATAACTAGTGATGTTGATATTCACTGAACACGTTCTGGACTCGGGTGCGAATCCCGACACCTCCACCACGGATACACTAGTCAGCACTGTGAGAAGCGCAGATCTCGACGAGACTAGAACATGGTTTGAATCCAAACTAGTGTATCTTTGCTGGGGGTGAGTTAGGATCGACAGGCGAACTAGGCAGGATGGAGTCACCGGGATCTAAGCTCCGTTAACGCGAAGAAAACTACAGTTGCAAACGATAACTTTGCTCCTCAGGCTTACGCACTAGCTGCATAAGCACTTGGGTATGGCTCCACCTAGAAACAGAACGGGCCGCTTCACTTTGGAATCACATGAAAACATTTTGTCCACTACCATGGAATGGCGTATCAGTAAGAAACAATGGTGACCTTCGTGTCTGCTGTAACGCAAATTCATATAGTAAGAACCGAGGAATTCTTCGAAAGAAGGATGGCAGTGCCTACAACGTAGGTCGTGACGATATAAGCGAGTCACGTAATTCTGAAGTTCTAAAAGACATTAGAGCATCGATGATCAATGGCGAATGGCATGAAGAGTGCACTCGTTGTAAGCTTGAAGAAGAAACCGGTATCAAATCACGCCGCGAATACGAGAATCAACAATGGCCTAACGTAGAAAAAGAAGTCTTAATTAAGACTGAAGACGATGGATCTATTGACGTCAATGATGTAAAATTAGATTACTTCGATTTGCGTTATGGAAATTTCTGTAATCTTAAGTGCAGAATGTGTGGACCAACTGACTCGCATATGTGGTACGGCGATTTTGTAGAAACTAGTGGTCATACCAGATTTACAGACTCACATGGTAAAGTTCAGTTAACAAAGAACGCTAAAGGTAAATGGTCTACGAGTGACTATGATTGGTTTCAGGGTTCTAACTTCTATTGGGATCAATTTGAAAAGCATACAAAGAACGCGACTAAGTTCTACATTGTAGGTGGTGAACCATTAATCATCGAAGAACACATTCAATCTCTTGAGCGTCTCATTGCTTCAGGTAGAGCTAACGAAATAGAGATTGAGTATAACACTAACTTGACCAACGTTACTGAGAAGATGATTGAGATTTGGAAGAACTTTAAAGAGATCCGGATCGGCGCTTCAATCGATGGTTATGGTGCAGTATTCGACTATCAGAGGTTTCCGGCTAATTGGGAACAGGTGTATAAGAACCTAAAAAAACTTGATTCTACACCAGGACTAAACTTATCAGCTTGGCTCGCATATACTATAACGCCGTTTAACATCCTTCATCTTCCTGAATTCATGAAGTGGAAGTTAACAGAGTCTGGGCTAAATAAGTTCAACACGATAAAGCAATATAGGAAGATTATTAGTCACCATATGTGCCATAAACCTAGTCACTATAATGTTAAGTGTTTACCCGACGAGTTTAAAAAACTAGTTGACAAGAAGTTTGATGAGTATAAAGACTGGGCGAAACATAAACAACCTGAGGTTATATCTTTACAATTCATTGCGTTGCTAGATGGAGTGTCTAGTTTTATGAATGCTGAGAGTTACCATGACGAACACTTTCCTAAATTCGTCGACCTAACAAAGAAACTTGATGTTTTGCGTGGACAAAATATCTTAGACGTAGTACCAGAGTTTGAGGAGTATTTCAAGTGAAAATTAACAATCTTAAAGTTCCGTTAGAGATGATCCAAGAGATTGAAACTCTAGTTAATAATACAACACTCGATTACATCGATGCAGTCGTATTTTATTGTGAAAAGAATAATCTTGAAGTAGAGACTATGGCGGAGATCATTAAACATAATTCTGCTATGAAGTCAAAGATACAACTCGAAGCAGAAACACTAAAGATGGTTAAGAGGACTTCAGCACGTCTGCCAATATGACCCAGTTTGAAGCTTACCAACTATACAACGCGATCAACTTGCACTTCACGCAAGCTAGTTACGATTATCACATGTATCGCGGAAAGACTCGAGTGACTGAACACTCTCTCGACATCCGACCTGATAAGTATATGTTCTATAAATTGTCAAAGCACGAAGATCCAATCACCTATCTTGTATCAAACTTTTCAGAGAACTCTAAATTCTATTCGCGTGATATGTTTAGTGCGCAATCAGATCTCAATTATAATAACTTCATAAAACGACAACAAGCCTTGACATATCAGTTTGAATGTGATATAGATAATCTATTAGAAGAATTCGATAAGAACTTTGAAGTGCCGGCTGGAGACTACCCGCATCTTCTCAAGTTGTTAACCCGTAAAAAGATAAGCAAAGAGACTTTCATCATCATCCAAGACTGCGTTCGCTTCTTTGGTAGATGGAACAAGCAGATCACCGACACGGTGCTCTGGCCTAAAATCGCGATGAATTGTAAGAAGCTTCACCCCTTCTTGACTTATGATCACGATAAATATCGTGGGATCTTGAAGAACAAGTTCTCACAATCGTCGTAAACAACGTAACATCATGGAAAATAAAAAAATGGCTACATCGTTCGATACACTTAAACAGAATCGTAAGTCTGCATTTGACAAACTCACTGTCGAGATCGATAAACTAAATACTAAGCGTCAGGACTCTTCTGAAGAAAATTATTGGAAGCCTGAGGTCGATAAAGCCGGCAACGGATATGCAATCATTCGCTTCCTGCCTCCTCCTCAGGGCGAGGACGTTCCATTCGTTCGTATTTGGGATCATGGCTTTCAGGGCGATGGTGGTTGGTACATCGAAAAGTCTCTGCGGACTCTTGGTAATCCCGATCCAGTTGCTGAACTCAATAACAAGCTTTGGAACTCGGGTGTAGAATCCGACAAAGAAATTGCTCGTAAACAGAAGCAGCGACTTGCCTATCACTCAAACGTATACGTTGTTAAAGACACTGCGAACCCAGCAAACGAGGGTAAAGTGTTCCTGTATAAGTATGGTAAGAAGATCTTCGATAAGATCAATGAGGCTATGCACCCACAGTTTGAAGGTGAAGTAGCAATTAACCCATTTGATCTTTGGGAAGGTGCAAACTTTAAGTTGAAGATCCGCAACGTCGAAGGCTATCGGAACTACGATAAGTCTGAGTTTGACGATCCGGCACCATTGCTCAACGACGATGATAAGCTTGAAGCTGTCTGGAAGTCTGAGTACTCACTTACCGAACTCGTCGATCCTAAGAACTTCAAGTCTTATGATGAACTCAAAGCGCGTTTATCTCGAGCGCTTGGTGTAGGTATTGAGGCTGCTCGTGCGGCTGGTCCTAATTCTAGAGAGGAAGAAGCTTTCCCAATTCCGCAAAAAGCTACTACCGCACCGAAGGTTGAGACGGCAGCTTCTTCGTGGAATAGTTCATCAGATGACGATGACGATGACTTGAGTTTCTTCAAGAAGATGGCAAAAGATTAAAACCCGTTACGCCTATCCGCTTTACCGTATAGTCTTGCATCAAAAGGATTATTCGGAGCACTAGGACTACCAACGCCTGGGGAACTTTGATTAGATCCTCCGGCGTTACCCTGTCCTGTAACTGTAGTATTATCGCCTTGATTAATTATGGTAACATTTGAAGAAGTGCTTGTTGGAGTGTCAACCGCGGCGATTGTTTGTTGATTTAATTTTTGTGCTGGAATAACAGTTACGATTGGTTCTGCTGAATCATCGCCAGTATCAACTGGTGTTGTATTTTGTTGCTGGCTTAGTCTTTGTTTTTCGACTTGAGCTTGGACTTGAGCTTGGTATATTTTCTCACGCTCCAACCTTTTAGCTTCTGTTTCAGCATTGATTTTATCGCGATTAGCTTTAGCTAAAGCTAATCTCTCATCTCTAGCTTTTGCTTCTTCGCTGCTAAGACCAAGCGCGGCCCTTGCTCTAAAACCTTGAGGGGCAGCTTTATTAGCAGCCTGATATTCTTCTTCTGCCGCGGCACGTGCAGCATTCTCTTCTGCTGTAAATCTTCCTGTAAGTAAATCTCTCTTAGTGGCTTCGGTGTCTGAGTAAATATAGCCCCCGGTTAAAGAACTGAGTGCATTTCGTGTTAATGCAGCTCCCGCGGAAACAACTTCACCAGTTACTTTACCAACCTCTTCTAAAACTGGTTTGGCTCCAGTAGCTTCAGCTGCGGCCCGCAATCCCGCGTCAGTTGCCATTCCAACAGCAGTACCAATTACAAATCCGCCAACCGGAGAAGTAACTGGGGTAGCGGCCACCCCAGCTATACCTCCAGCTATACCAGCTCCAGCTCCTACAGTACCTTCATAAGCAGCGATTTGACCGCGAACTCCTGCTATGAAAAAATCGATTTCTTTAAATGCTAATACGGCTTCATCCTCGGTTATTTCACCATTGGCGAGTTGCTTTTGAACTTTTCCTTTAGCTTCTTCAGCCTGTGCAAGATCTCCACTAGAATACATCGCAGCAATAATATTAACTGCTGCGCCAAGAGCAGCTGCACCTTTAAGTACTTTACCAACGCCAACACCAGTTTCGGGCGTTGGGACCGGCGCGCGGGTTATAGTTCCGGGTTTCTTTAAACCTAAAGCCGTCGCCTCCGCATCTTTAACAAAATTATTAGTTAGACGATTTTTAAATCTTTTTGTTTTTTCATCATAATAAACGTTTTCTTTAACTAGAGGTTTTGGTGCTGGTCTTACTTCTTCTGCGGGAGTAGGGGCTCTTGGTTCAGCTCCACTACCTCTACTAACCCTAGGTGTTGTCT